GCCGCGCCTTAAGCTTGATAAAAACTGGACCCCGGACTTCCAGGGCCAGCCACTGGTTCACGCTGAAGATGCAGAGATATTTGCAGCCGCGGATAAGGTGGCCTCGATCATTGACTAATAGATCAACGTATAATAGCAGGATGCTGCGGGCAGAGCCCGCGGCACCAGCTGCGCGGAACGGCGTCCGCGGCACTGTCAACCCGTACTGGCTCCAGCAAGCAGAGAAGCGCAAGCAGGGCACAAGGCGCAGGCAGCAAGCGTACAAGCGCGCAAGGTCACAAGCTCACAAGCTTGACAAATTAATTTAAATGATTATATTATGGGATATTAATAGAAAGGATAATTTATGAAACAACAAAAACTGCTGGGCGTAGGTACCAGTTATAAGACAATCAAATCGGAGAAAATAGGCGTGCTCACTGGCATCCTATATATGGCCCCGTATAACCTGAGCGGCAAGAACGTATGTCCTAACGCCAGCGCAGGCTGCGCGGCTGCATGCCTTAACACAGCGGGCCGGGGCGCCATGAACGTGGTTCAGGCTGCGCGACTCAAGAAGACGAATAGATTCTTTGAGGACCGGCAACAGTTCCTGTGGGATCTGGTTAACGAGATAAGCGCGCTGCGCCGTAAGGCTAAGGCCCGCGGCATGAAAGCAGCCGTCAGACTTAACGGGACCAGCGACCTGCCATATGAAAAATATAAGATAAGAGACACTGGTAAAAATATAATGGAGCTATTCCCAGATATACAATTCTATGATTATACAAAATTAGAAACGCGTATCACTAGGGGCCAGCTGCCGGCCAACTATCATTTAACTTTCTCACGTGCAGAAGATAACGATCACAAGGTGGACCAGGTACTGGAACACACCAGCGCGGCCGTTGTATTTGCAGGTGATGCGCTGCCAGACACCTGGCGCGGCTACCCGGTCATTGATGGCGACGAACACGACGCGCGCTTTACGGATGCCGGCCCGGGGACCATTATTGGGCTGCTGGCTAAGGGCCGCGGCAAGAAGGACGAAACAGGTTTCGTTGTTAACATATGATATTCAGGCTTTTCTTATCCTTTAGCCTGGATGGGTCCAGCTGCTAATGCGCGGCCGGACCTTCCCTCTGGGGACGCCACGGGCGTTCCCAATTAAGAATAGGATACAAGCGGACCTGAGGCGCAAGCAAATGAGAGATAACTACGCGCGCAAGCGCTCAGGCACTGGTGAGCAAGCGCTCAAGCTCGGACCAAGACGCAAGCTCGCAAGCACCGGGGGCCGCAAGCCCTAGCTGCGAGAGCTCAAGCGCACAAGATCCTGGATAAAGTTTCGGGGAGCAAGCATCGCGGGTCTGGATAAGGATAAACGTATTCGTGGGGTGCTTGACATGGAACGATATTTGGTGTGGTGAGAGAGCAACCTTATTACTTTTCGTTACTTTTAACTCGACTGTAAAAAAACCAGCCTTTTCAGTATAACCTACTAGGTCAGGAAAGCCAAAAGATGACCAAGATTCAACGCGAGTCCATGTAATATTAGGTGTGTTTCGTTTAACTTTTTGCCAAAGTTTTGACTCAGCTTTCACAGTAATTATTGAACAAGAATAACACAGCGATACTTCTCTCTTGAACCTATAATTTTGTTCTCAACAAGAGTAATTTCTTTAATATTAAATTCTTTCTGCAAAGGGTTTCTGCCTTCTGGTAATACCATCATTACCTTTGCATTGGCTCCAACATCAGATGTAGCAAACCTAGTAAGTATAGTTATAAAGTTTTTAACATCATAATAATTGTGTGCTGTTTTTAGTTGTTTATTTACAGCAGAACTGTTGTCATTAAGTATAGAATTAGTTTCAATTAATTCATTAATACTCATTTCGTCTAGTGTTTTGTCTTTTGTGTCTTTAATAGTCATACTATCTCCTTTTTCCTTGCCCCCTATATTTTTTAAAGTTGCGTCTTTTATGTTTATTTTTTGGTCTTGACCTAACGCTATGGCCAATAGCTGTTCGCTTCTTGGGACCGGCTACGTGTTCGCTGTATGCTTTAGCTTTTCTCATCTACTAACGTATATTCTCCTTTTATTAATACCTCGTTCTCTTGATATATTTTTTTCATCTTAGCTTCCAAGTCTTCAATAGACATGTCTTCTAACTTACCTGTTCTGATTATTTTCTGTTCAATGTATAGTCCTGCTGCTTTGCCTCGCGCAACCTCCGCATTTGTAGCTGCCGAGAAAGCTCCTTTTGCAAGAGCTTCTTGGCGTATACGACCGAGTTCTGTGATGTGACGTTCAAAGCTAACCTCATACTTCTTCTGTATTTCTGATCTGAGTTCACCAATGTATTTGACAACGAGTGGAAACTTGTTTGGATTGCGCAGCTCAGACGCACGTACATGGCACGAGCCTTCTGCATAGCCTGCTTCTTTAGCACATTCAGTAGGTGTCTTACGTCCTTCATTGTATACCAATAACTCCGCAAATTTCTTTTGCTGTTCTGTTAATAATTTGGGTAGTCCCATGAATGTAAATATAAGTAAGTTTACTTGTGATTACAAGTTATTTTATTATCTTGTCGCAATGTTTGACACCAGTTTGGTCTGTTGTCATTAAACATTTTTCTAGGCTGCATGTGTATTGTACTTGGTTTCCTGAGTTCCTCTCCGCCGTGCGCTTGGCTGTGAGGCACGTACTTAAATTATCCTGGTGATACCAACCTTCAATAGTTTTATTACCCCCGTCATAGACGTACAAACTAAGTATGATAACTGTTTCAATGATTCCCATTCTTTCGCTCTTCTAAATCTATTAATCTTTCTTCATGAAATTGTATAATCATATCGTTTTTTAATATCATTGGAATTTCTGCTTCCATTTGTTCCTTAAGTTTTTCGGTGCTCTCGGCAAGGTATTCCACCAACATGTATAATTCCTGGACTTGTGGACTGACCATGTCGCCTTTGGGGACTCCGTCAATAAAAGTATTAGCAGCTTCCAGGTCTTTTTCCATAAGCTGTAGTGTAGTCTCAATGCTGTTAAGCCTTTCAACAATTGTAAAATATGACATGGTGCCAATTGCTACGGCAGCCAGGATGGCTAAAAGGTTACGCGCCGGTAACGAAATTTGTGTCGAGTCTGAGAGCTTCATTACAATAACGGATTATCTAATGACGCTTTTAGTTCGTCTATCTTTGCATCTAAAAAATCTATTGCTGCTTGGTTTACAGACATGTCTGATTTTAAGGCTTCTATTGTTTGAGATAGTAATCTTAACTCTTGCATAATTTCTTTGTCACCATTGATTATACGATCATGTGTATCCGTAAGATCAACTGTTTCGTTAACTGTAAACTCTTTGTTTTCTATTGCTGATAGTCTTGTGTTAAATTCACCCCATGCATAAAAACCACCACCGATTGCGCCGACAACACCAACTAGTGCTGCATAGCTAGATAGTTTATTAATTAGATCTGGCATTTATTTTCTCCATTAGTTTCCTGTATGCATCTGATGTCTTTTTCTTTGCTTCTATCATTTTGATTTGATGCTGTACTAAAGGATCAGTGCCTACAATATTTGCTTGTGTAGCATATATTGTTTTGTCATAGCTGGCAAGACTGGCCTGCGTGAAGAACATAGGGTCGCCACCTGGCAATTGGCGTGTGTCAAACAAAGCAGAATTTGTGTCAAAATAACTAGAAATATCAGCTTGTTTTGCTGTCATCTCACGAGAGACAATTTCATTAATTACATCAAGTGTTAAACTAACTCGTTGCATTTCGTTAGACACTTTGTTTTGTATTGCTTTTTCTACGGCAGCGACCTTAATATCTAAATCAACTTCCACTGACTCTTTAGATTCTGGCTCTGTTGTTTCTGCAACTTCAGTAGGTTCTGTTTCAATTGGCTCCTCGACGACCTCTTCTTGTTCGGCAACTTCTGTTGTCGGTTCTGGTTCGTCTGCAACAATTTCTTCGCTACTGGGTTGCTCTTCAATTTGTTCATCTACAATCTCCTGTTCAATAGGTTCTTCTTCAATCATTTCTTCCTCTACCATAACCACCTCTTCTATTGGCTCCGGCTCTGGTTCAGGCATTGGTTCAGGTTCTGTTTCTATTACAAATTCTTCATACATTTCTTCTATAAACTCTTCTTGCATTTCTTCTGTAAATTCTTCTACAAACATTTCCTCTTCCATAACTATGTCATTTATAACCGCCTCCTCTACCAGAGGCAGGTCATCAAATAGTTCTACATTAGAATCATTCCAATCTACATCCATGTCCATATCAATGTCTGTCTCAGGAACGTAGACCACGTCAAACTCTTCGTAATAGTCATCTTGATAGTAATCGTCTTCAAAAAAAAATTCGTCAGCTATCATATAGTCATCTTGTATATCAAACTCTTCTTCTTCAAACAAATCAGGATTGAATGAGTATTCAATATCTATTGGAATAGGTTCTGGCTCAAAAAAGTCGTCAGGTATTTCATAAATAATAGTGTCAATGTCATCTATAATATCTTCAACAATATCTATCTCGTCTTGTCCAGGGCATGTTGGTGGGTTCTTTTGCCAACAATATTCAACTGTTGTTACAGTTGTTGAGGACAATGCCGTGTAGTCTACAGTTAGTGTTGGGTCCTTTACATCCACCCCCGCATGGCCTGAGTTATAGTTTTTATTGCCTTGTATATCAAAACTAAAACCTGCTGTAAGTGTGCCATGCGTCATGTTTGGATCAGCATTCATAATCAAAGTGTTGCCATAATTATTAAACTCATAGTTATGATTTGTTGTATCTTCAAATGTTGTGCTTTGTGTTGTAGTGTCAACACCATTAGATGCTATTTGATACATTGTAACTGTTGACTCAGTTGGATTCCACCATCGTATGTCCGCATTAAAATTAGAACTAAAACCTAATCTCATTTCTTCTATTGATACATAGTCTTCTGAGTTGATTGTAGTTTCTGCATATGCACCATCTTTGCCTGTAAGGTAAATGTTTTCATTAATATCAGATGAGTCAGGAAACATAGAACCATTCCATGTACCATCAATAAAGTCTTGTGATATTAAATTATCTGTAGTGATGGGATTGCCTGTTGTTACAGTAGTAATTGTAGTTGTGTCACCTACATTAGGTGTGTCTGGTATAACTACAACGTCAGTCTTGGCTACCGAGGATAACAGCGTTGCCATTACCGTCAACAATACTAGGTTCTTCATTTAACTCCTCCAATATTTTGTTATCTACTTTTTCCATATATCGTAATGATGCCACATACTCTTCGTAGTCTGGTCTTTCTTTGTCGTATTTATTCCACTCTTCTAATGCGTCATCACCAATTTTACCGTTGAATGGACAAGGTGTGCCAGCATGCGCCATACTTTGGAACACTCTACTGTCTTGACATAATATAGATACAGCAGCAACCTTCATGTTAAAATCAAACAATAGTTTAGATAATTTCATACGTTCACAATTCATATCACGCTTTGTAATACCAATGCTTGCACCTATTAATGGTTTTTGCATACCTGCAGATACACCTACAGTACAAAGGTCTTGCGACATTGCAGAAATACCTGGCGCAGATGCAGAAGGAACAGTACGTTGATCGCCTGTGTAAGAATTATTGTTGTTTGTAGTACTGTTGGTTGTTGTTGTGTTAGAGGAAGAACCGTCTTGATAGTTTGTTGTGGCTTCACTGTGGTAGCCGCCTGTGATTGCAGTATTACTAGCTGATGATCCTGATGTAGATTGTGTGTTGGTGGTTGAACCAGCGCCTGTTACGTCTGCCATTGCAGAGTCCATTAATTTTCCAAAACCAAATAAAAAACTGCATAACACAGCTACTATTACTAAAATACCTTTCATAAAACTCCCCCAAGTTCTAATTTTTTATGAATGCACTAACACCTCCAACGACGCCGTGCCTGTCTGATCCTTGAATTAGGATCATTTTTAGTTTTCTCTGATGATCGTTTTAGCTGACCAGCTGAGCGTGCGCAATATGATTTACGTCTCTTTGCAGCTTTGCTACCTGGTTTAACTTTACCGGTAACTGCTGTTTTTAATTTACTTCCAGGGTTTGCACGTCTATAGGCTTTTACACCTTTAGCTGTCATACCTGCACCAGCTTTGGTCTTGCGATAGTTCGCACCTTTACCAGTTGTGGTCTTCGGTATGTTCCCCCTGCTGGTAGCCATTAGCTACTCTTTTTCTTTTTCTTCTTAACTGGTTTCTTTGCAGTTTTAGCAGATGCTTTTAAAGCTTTGTCAGTAACAGTGCCTTTACCTGGTTTGCTTTTACCAGCTTTTTTAGCTCGGTTCATATAATAGTACAAACCTTTTTTTACTGTTCTACCATCTTTTGTTACATGGGTATCTTTAGCCATTACGCTTTACCTCCACGTTTCATTCTTTTTTTCATCATGCCACCGCCCATCTTACCTGCGCGTCCGCCACGTGCCATTCTTTTTTTCATCATGCCACCGCCCATTTTGCCAGCACGTTTTTTCTTTTTAATTTTTTTCTTAACAGCTCCACCTCTTTTCATGAAGCCCATTTTATTACGAACTTCTGTTGGCAGTTTTGCTAAGCCTGGGTTTTTCTTTTTATCAACTGGTTTCATGTCGATATCTCCTATAAGATTTTCGTTTATTTACTGTGCCCTCGTAATAGTCCTTGGGCCAGTTGTCATAATATCCAGTTTTGCGTAAGTTGTCACTAGCTTTTTCTAGCTCATCATATTTTTGTATAAGAACCATCATAAATTCATTTTCAGGTTCCCATTCACCTGTTTCTAAAAACTCTACAGGTTCATCTTCTTCATCGTCCCAAGGATGTGCTCCCATAAGGTATATGTCTTGTGGAACTAATATTCTGTTTAAAATGTCTATAACCGAATCTAATTCTTCTGGTTCGTATTTTATATCATCACAACCAACTATAACTATCTGTATATCAGGATCTTTTGCTAACTTTGCACCTTCTATTATAGCGTCTTGGAAAGCATTAAAATTTTTACATTCTAATATTCTGTAAGTTTTCTTGAGTCTAGCTGTGCGTGCGTAAGGACATACAGGAACGTTGCCCAGGTGTTTATTTTTTGGTTCTAGGTATTTTTCAGACCACTCAAGTATATCTTCAGTTATCGATTTCATTTAAATGTTTTTTAAGCATGTCTAACAACCAGGGGTTGTCTCTATATACGCCCATCATAAAATTAGATATTGTATTTACAGTTAATTCTTCTGCATCGTCTTCTTTTAATGGGCCGTTTGCTTGGTTAAGTCCGGCTATATACACCACCGCATGTAAAATTTCATGCCACGTAGTATTGCAGCGCTCTTGTCCTACCAATGCATCTTGGATATAGATAACTCCTTCTCTGGCCCGGTATTCACCATAGCTATCAGTCATGTCATCCAGAACAAAACTAGGATTTACATACTTAATCTTTATGGTTCTGTAACCAACTTTAACTTCAGTAGGTCTGCCATTTGCAGGTACTTCGTGTGCTTCTGTTAATGTTTGTTTTTTTCTAATCATGATATTTTATCTCTTTCTTTGAGGCTGTGCTATAGTGAGATTTTGACCCCCTAGTGTTAAAAAAAGTTGACAAAAAAACTCTCGCGCGCCAAGTATGCAAAAACTGGGAAAAATTGCTTCTACTCTACCGGGACAAAAGTAGAACGGTAGAGTCGTGGTAGAGTGTTTCTTTAATATAATCATATGTTTAACTCAATTACCACCATTACCGCGTGTTTGAAACGTTCGTGCAAAATGAACATGCTAGGGTCAAAACTTCCCTATAGCACAGCCTCGGTAAGTGTTGCATAAATGTCACACTTCCTCCGCATATCTATTCTCGCAAAAGAAAACAAAACTTTTTAACTCGTCTCCATACTCAATAACATGTGGTGTCAACAACTCTATCTTGTTCTCATATATATACTTGTGGCACGCCCAGGTGTCCTTAAACGTCTGTTCTAGGTATACCCGGTGTCCCTGCTCCGCGGTGCTATTAAACATCAACACGATTGTAATAACAAAATACATTACCCATTCTCCTTGTAAAATTGGTCTAGGCGACGTAAAAAATCGTGTTTCGCGGCCCGGTATTCCTCACCCTCTATAACAAACTCCTGATAATAGAGGTCTTTAGAACACATCATAATCACCCCTTTCTCTATACTCGTACCGTAAACCGCGTCATGTGCCATTCCATACGCCGCCATTTGCAGAAAATAATCACCAATCCATTCTCTTTGTTTTGGTTTATTTGTCTGCTTGAAGTCGATGATAGCAATAGATCCGTCGAGTTGTCCAACTAAATCGACCGATCCTGCGTATAAATGTGGGTAGTACAAGGTGGCTTCGTTGCCATAAATTTCTGTTAGCCGATTGTCGATTCCATTATCTACAATCTTTTCAGCCATATGCTTGGCGACGTTACCAACGTCTGTTAAGTCAAGATAGCCCTCGCCTAGGCAATACTTCTCCAAGTACAGGTGCATAGACGTGCCGCGGCTCGCGGCCTCTGATGTTATTTTAGCAGCTTCAGTATGTCCGACACGATCTCGCCACTTTTGGAGAGAAGCTTGTTTATCTTTTGACTGAGTTTGGCCAATGACTGTCGTGACCGATGGTAGGCGCTGTCCTTGAAGATCGCCTGCAATAGAATAATGTCTAAGACCTTCAATGCTAGCTCTAGTAGAACTGGGATAAGCATACTTATTGACTAACTTCACACCATTCTCGGATTCTTGAAATAGATAATACCTTCTAGGTAATCTATTACGTGGGGGTTATGTAACAATTCTTCTACAGTTACCGCGCCCATACGGACCCAATTGGTGTGCCCATACTTCGCTTTGCACAACCTATCAACTGTAGATGCAGGTAAATCTACTGGTATAGTTTCACCATCTGGCGTGTTCTCTACAAACACGTGTTTATTTTCCCCCTCAGGAATCCAAATAATATCAAGTTCTTCAGTCATTGTTCTCTAGTTTTTTTTCGTTATCACGTTCCATTTGTTTTATTTTATCGTCGCGTGATTGTTTAAGATTGAACACTCGTTCAGTGTGTTCTTTAATATATTCTACATCAGCATCGGTTAAATGTGCTGGTCTAAATATTTCATCAAAGTTATCTTTAAACTTTTTAGATGGATAATGTTTGCCGTCTTTTGCCATATTATTCCTTCATAGCATACGGATCCGTTGACAACTCACGTTGTTTTTTCTCCGGCTGCTTGCCCATAATTATATCTTCCATGTTCTTGTACAGATAGTTGGCCATCTGACCAACCACGTTGTCTTGTGATAGCGTATCTACCAATTCTTTTAAACTTTCACCGTGTTGCATGCACCTAGATATAAGTTTGCCGCTTGCACGCAGTTCTCTATCTAAATATGAATCTGTTGGTTTCAGTTTAATCCAAAAAGCCATGGGCGTTAGCCCAGTGTCGTTTGCTGTATAGTCTAGTATGCCTACAACCCGTCTACCATCGATTGGTAAAGCGAAAGTTGCACTCATCATCCTATTCGGAATCTCTCTTCTCACGTTTTTGTTTTCCTTAATCAAAGTCATTCTTGTGTTCCTCGATAAACTGATACAGACCTATATTCGTCTCCTTCACCTGTACTATCTCGTGCCACATTGTTTCAATTGTGTTTTCTAGTTTAATGATATATCTAGAATTTACAATAATAACTATTAGACAAATAAATATTGTAAACCCCAATATCAAGAAGCTAGTGTACTTTTCTAGCTCTTTCCACAGTTTTTTCATATTCTATCTCCACCCTTCTTTCTAATAACTGTTCTAATTTACGCGCCCAAACTTTTTTAAACTCTGGATTACAGCGCGTCATTACCCATTCTATATTAGATATTCTTTTTTGCATCAACATTCCTACCATCCAAATTCATCCTCAGGGTTCATTCTTTACCCTTTTCTGGCAAGGTTTCCCTTGACCATTTTGCTATTGATTCACGACCCCCCTCAACGTTTTTGCGCGTTTGCTCTATTGGCAGCATCACATAACCGTTGTGTGTCGTTACTTTACCACCCATATGCATAAAATCTTCTTCACACATAGGACAATCTATTTCTTCGTTTTGCACCACAATATAACCATTCCCATTACATCTTGGGCAAATTGTTTCAACTAGCTTTGGCACGTTTTTTGCCCTTGACTTCTTTAGATAATAAAAACTCTATTACCTTCTGAATACTGACCGGAACTTCAAATCGTGATTTAGCCAATGATTCCAACTGTTTATGTGTGCTTGTCGACACAGAAACAGATTTAAATCTACTTGTATCTGGCATTTTCTTTCTCCTTGTTTGTGTTATACTATGGGATAATATAGTCATTTTATTTTATTTGACAAGTATTTATATTAATATATTTTAAAACTATCTTCTCACCTTCATATGTCGGGTGCTTTTATCTGCATCCGACATTATTTATACGTATAAAATCTTAACATCTAAATTTTTTGCTGATTTGTTTTTGACTCTGTTTATTAGTCTCATCTTACCCTTCATCATACGATAGCTTTTCATCTTGACATCATATAAATCCACGGTCCCCGTCGCACTATTCACGACAATAATATCCGCTGGACCTTTGCCACCTAGATCGTAATATACATGTGTATTTGGCTTTGCTAGAAAGTCTATGGCAGCTAACAACTCGGCACGAATACCTTTTTGTTGTTTACTGGTTTCCATTAGTGTATATCTCCCCAGCTATCACCCTCCTCATAATCCACTTTATTAGGCACTTCTAATTGTACCGCGTCCTCCATAACATTTATAATTTTTTCTATTTGTTCTTGTGAGTGTACCGATATGTCAAGTTCATCATGTATTTGTATGTGTGGTATTACACCCTCTTCATATAACGCGAGCATAGCTTTCTTTGTCATGTCAGCCGCTGATCCTTGTATTAATTTGTTTAGTGCTTTGTATGTAAACGCTCTCTTAATCCCCGGTCCGTGTTCCCTTAGTGCATCAGCGTGAGGCAATGCTTTCTTAATGCCATATCCATGTGGCTCCCACATATCAAAATGACATAGCCTACCACCAATCGTTCTAATCTTACCGCTGTCTTCAGCACGTCTAGTAACAGCGTCCGATAACATTTTTACAAATGGAGCTTTTTGGTGATAGGTTTTAATTAATTTCTCAGCCGCTTCTTTAAGAAGTCCTAGCTCAGCCATTAATTTATTTTTACCCATGCCATACATTAATCCTAAGTTAATAGTTTTTGCTTGTTTACGTTCTATACCAGCCATGTCTGCAATCATTTGATGAAAGTCTGCTTCACCATTATTATATTGATCAACAATCATGGATGACCCTTCTAGTTTTAAGAGTGATGAAAAGTGAACCACGATCCGCGGTTCTTGCTGCGAGTAATCAAAGCAACCCCACTTATGTCCTTGCTCTGGTATAAATAAAGATCGAATCAACGGTCCGAGCTCCTTGTGCCGTGCCGGTATTTGCTGCAGGTTCGGGTTAGAATAACTAAATCGTCCTGTCACAGTTCCGCCATCATCAGATCTAATTTGATTAATGTCCGAGTGTATGCGGCCTTGGTGTTCATGTTTTAATATCGTTTCAATAAACGTAGTGTTGGCTTTATTAATTTCTCTTGCTTCGTTAATTAGTTTCGGTAGTTCTGCTGGGTGTGTCGCCAGGAAATTTTTTGTAAATGATGGTGCACCTTTGTCAGTGCGGTCGTATGGTATTTTTTGGTTGTCAAATGCTTTTTGTATTGATGACGCCGCCCATATTTCTACATCAAAACCAACTAATTTTTTTATGTCGCGGTGTAATCCTTTTTCTGTTTTTGTTAATTGTGTTCTTAATGCGGCAGCTTTCTCTATGTCTACCCGCACACCTTTGAACTTCATATCAACTAAACATGGAAACAGACTGGTTTCTAAATTAAATATGTCCCACAAATCTTGTTGTGTAATCTCATGTTGTAATGCATGCCATAGTTTTAATGTAACTTCTGCATCGCGTTCAGCGTACTCACCAACTAATGGCGCTGGCAGTCTCCACATTTCTGCTTTCGGATTAACACCCCATGCTTTGGCCGAATCAGTTAAAACTTTTTCATTCTTACCCATACCAATAAATTCTTTAGAAATAGAATCTAATGTAAAGCTCCACCGGTTTTCGTTAACTAAACTTGCTGCAATCATAGTATCGATAATGCCACCACGGATTTGGAAACCTAATGATCTAATCCAGGATACATCGTACATTGCATTGTGAAATATTTTTGTAGCGTCTGTGTGTAAAACTTCTTCAAACCAATCCAATACTAATGCGCGGTCCATGTTCCCACCAGCTTCATGCGCTATAGGAAAATAACCTGACCACCCTTCTACAGCAACAGCTATACCAACCACCTCACCATCACCACGTACAGAACCGGAGCCCATACTCATTAGATTCGGATCCCTGGTTTCTAAGTCAATGGCAATTTCTGAATATTCTTTTAAGTCTGGTAAATTTAACGGCGGCACCCATTCAGTCTGCGGACTAAACATTGGCATTTGTAATGGTTTATTCATACTGCTCCTTTAGTTTGTTTAAGAACCAAATAGATTTATCTAAGTCCTCTACTTGTTTACCTTTATGTTCGTAACGCCATAAATATTTCATGGCTGATCCTTGTAAATAGTATTTAAAACCTTCACCTAATGCCGATTTAATTGCATCAATACACTGTATGTTGCCTTGATTGTAATGTGCTGGATAATCAACTGGATCAAAATCATCTTTCATAATACATATGCCCTATCATAATTTTTGGGTTCTAATATGTGTAATGCTTGCTTAGCTCTAGTCACAGCAACATAGAAAAGCCTGTGTAACTCATCAGGATCAATGTCGTTGTTGTCTACAGCAGATTTAGTAATGTCCGGTAGTAATAAAACATTATCAGCCTCACCACCTTTAGCGCCATGTATGGTTGACATAGTTATTCGTGGTGCTCTTGTAATATTTTCACGTTGTGCCAACATGTTTCTTATATAATTTTCTGTCGTTGTATCTAATCCTGCAAAAGAATCAAACCAAGCTTTGTCAGTTGTTAATCCGTGTTCCGCGGTGCATGTTGCAATGTCATATGATAAGTCTGGGTTAAAAGTTTTCGCGGTACGATAACCACGTGTTACGTTTTCTCCAAGATAAGAATAAATATTTTTTATTTGTATAACAGATAAACTTTGTCCTTTACGTAACTCTTCCCAGTTACGAATTGCTGTTAACAAACTTAATGATATAGAATTTTTGTTTCTGTGTGAGTAATACCAACCTTGTAGTTCACATAAATCTTTTGCATCATCAAGAAAATAATTTGCTGATGCTAATACAAGCCATTCCCCTTTACTCATGTCAACTTGTGTAATGTCTGAATACCTGTTCAATTTACCAATCTCTTCGCGTGGTTTATATTTTTTCTCGTATCTGTTTTGTACGCGTTCAATAATGTTTTGTGATAGTTCGTGTATCGGTCCACCAGGAATACGATAAGATTGATTTAATGTATTGATGTCGTCTACTTCTTCTTTAAGAGCGATAAAAGAATCAACATCAGCACCAGCCCATTTAAATATAGCTTGATCATCGTCCCCTGCAATGTAGGTTTTGTTTGCTTTCGACCAAAGAGACCTGACCATTCTCCACTGCAAAGGTGAGAGGTCCTGTGCTTCGTCAATAAATAATACGTCAAAAGACGGTGATACATCTTGTTCAATAAAGTTTTCCAACATGTCGTCATAATCTATCATACCTTTCTCTTTTTTAAAACGAATAAGTTCTTGATTTAATAAGAATAATGTATCTCTTTCAATATCTAAATTATGTAAATTATCATCATACACATCCATCAAATCCCGTTCCGTGACGCGAGCTTTGTTAATCAATCTTAAATATTCATTATCAGAATTAAATACACCATCATTCTCAGAATGAAAAGACATCTTAATTGGTATGCCAACCTTTAAACCAAACTCGCGGTAGTCTTCCTTCTTCATAACACGCTCTTTACTTACACCTAGTATTCTAAATGCTAAAGAGTGTAATGTTCTAAAGTTTATTAAATCTTGTTGCTCATCTAAATTAAATTTTTCTGCAGCACGTGTAGCTGCTTCGTTCGCTGCTTTTTTTGTAAAAGAAAAATAACCAATACGCTTAGAATCAACACCAGCTTTCATAAAATCATCAACTAAATTTAACAACGTAGTAGTTTTACCTGTACCTGGCGGACCTAATATAATGGTTTTCATTAGAATGGTGACTCCTGATAAGTTACTTTACTTATACTAGCGCCATTGTCTTTCATAGCCACAATCTTAACAACTCTTGGTGTTTGGTTTTTTAACGTCATCCTAACTTCCTCAACAAAAATATCTTTTAGTTGTTTTATTAGATTACCAGTTTTAGTTTTATCCATTTCCCAATTGTTACGTTTAGCAAATGCATAAAAATCTTCCATTCTAAAATAAGAAAACCCATCATCAGTCCATGCCGTTTTATTAAGTATGTCATCTTTAGTTCTAGCTTTTGCTCTATGCACTGTAAAGTCATACAATAAATTTTCTATTTGATTGTTTGGATTTAATGACTCTAGAGGATCTATTTCTTGTAAATTTAACATCAGGGGTTTTAAATATACCTCGCGCCAGTCTTTGGCTTTTGGTATAGGAGACACTACATTGGCCTGATCTAATACCGCTATTGCAAACAAATTAGGGTTGTGTAGCTGCTCTGTTTTTAATTCTATTCTTTTACCTGCAACATTTAAAAACCATTGTGGTGGATTAGAATTTATTTTTGTTAGTGTGTCTAACTCCGGCATTTGCTCTTCTTCAAATCCTACACCAAACTTTTTAGTTCTACATTTCGCAGCATTACACACACCACAAATAGGCTGGTCTTTACATCTGTATTTATCGTAGCCACGTTTACCTATGGATGCTAATAATTGTTTTACTTCTTGAAATCCTAGTGGTGGATTCATCCATTTAGAATTATCCTCCATAACTTTATCTTCCCAGTTATCTGGATTAGCTTGCTTGTGGTATACCGCCACGTTAAATAGTGCATTATTTCTTGAACCTTCACCAAAACCTTCGTCTGCTAGTTTATTTAAGCAAGGTGGACCATCTAAAAATGCTTCGTTTTTAACTTCTGCTTGTTTTGTTACAACTATTTCTTGTATTTGATCGGGTGTCTGCACTGCTGCATCATATATAGAATAGAATGATTCTAAACTAGCCGCATTACATTCATCATCAAAAGCATAACGCAAACCTCTTGCACCACCATGATATGGTAAATTTAAAAAATTACCGGTGTCACCACGTTCTACTAAAATTTCTGTTTGTTTAGGAAATATTTCACTACCACCAAAACCTAATGCTTCTGACATCATTTTTAGTTTTGCTTGCATCAATGATGCCATAATAAATTCTGTAGCAAACAAAAACAAATGTGCGCCACCAGATTTTGATCTAAATATTACCAGTGGGAATTTATGGGACTTAATAGAGGCAGCTAATTTTTTGTGATCTAAATTATATTCATCAACATCTATACAACCCCAACGACAGTTGTTTTCTTCATTAATAGGTATTACACCAAGTGCTGGATCCTTACCATCAAGGTGGTCTTGCCATAATTGATCAGGTATTGATTCACGTTTAATAAATGCTTTACCAATGGCCTTACCTTTGTCTGTTGTTTCACCTGATAAAATTAATTGTCCATAAGCACTGTTGTTGCCTTCAAATATATCCTTAAACTTTTGCACGATGTGGATTTCCTCTTGGATTGCCTGTTGGAACGTATTCTTTTCTAACTATGCTACATTTGTAACCGCAATATTTTTTATTCTTTTGTGATGGGTGATGTATTTTAAATTTTTCACCACATTTTACACATGTCTTTTCTTCTTCTATCACTTGTGATATCCTCCCTAAATGGTACCGAGCCGGGGGGATTAGCTCGGTACCTGTTCATAGTTAAAACGGTGTTTCTTCTTCTGATTTAGATTCACCCTCACTATGCTTGGTTTTCACATCGCCATTTCTACATGACTCCGCAAAACTTTTAGCGGACGCGTACAATGCTTTATCTTGTACCGGTCCAACCTTAGACACAGTCCAACCATACCAAGTTCCCTTGTCGTTTGACTGCTCTACTGTCTTTAAGTTATACACGTGACTGTATGATGCAGGTGTAAACAAACCATTCTTGCCTTCTAGTTTGATACTTTTCATCATTGAATTCCATGATCTACTAACCTTTAACTGTGTTGATTTCATAGAAATTAATGCTGTCTGCATATCCTCAGTAAGTACATAATACGATGCAGTGTTTTCAAGATAATTACCATTCGGTAATCTGTCCTTCCAATCTGCACCCCTAGTGGTTTCTTTTATTATACCACTATCTACTGAGTGGATAGAAACAGGAGCAGATGTGCCCTGTCCTCTATCTGACCATTCAACATACTCGCGTTTGTAATAACACGGTATAATGTTTAGTCCCTTCTCGCCATCATATGCCACCTTAGTCACGGTATTAAATATCATACCTGCCTCAGCGCCTTCTACATACTTAGCATCCCGTTTATTTATCTCGGGTGATAATTGTCCTAATACTCTTAAGAACGGTAGGGCTAAATCTTCTGCGCCCATGTTGTCCAAACTAGTACTAGAGTCTGCCTCAAACATACTCGCTAAAGCTATGCTTGAGTTTTCTTTTTTCGCTACTTGTTTCTCTGTCATGTTTCTCGTCTCCTTATTCATGATTTCCGGCTTATTTTTGTTTGATCTTTAACAAAAGTATTAAAGAATTCCGAGGGCATATCGAGGCCGGCCTCGATACGCTCTCTATAGAGAGCCTTCAATGTCATGGGTTCTACCTTTTGTTTTTGGGTAGGCTCATAACCTTCTTGCTCTGCAAGGGTAAGCAATTGCTCCGCCTTGTTATCCTCGCCCTTCCCGAACTGTACGGCAACCTCATTTTTAATAAGATCACCTAGTCCGTTATTACGAAGCCATGTGTACGCTGATTCGACCGAGTCTTTTTTTACAGTGCAGCTGTAAGTTTTTCTTACGTCTACGCCACTACCGTCAGCGAGTTTCAAAGATGATAACCCTTGCTCTGCTAGCAAGTTAGGTATTATCTCTGAACTAATTTTGTCTGCTTTTTCTTTATGTGCTTTTAGTTGCTCCTCTAAATTACTTATGCCGTTTTCTAGCTCTGCTAGTTCGTGACAAAAAGAAGCTAATGTTTTGATATCTGTCTGTTCGATCAAATGTTGTTGATCATCTTCTAAATCTTCTAAAGTAATATTACTCATTTGAAGCCCCCTCACAACAATCTGTTATTTGTAATCGTTTTCCACAATAACTAATTAAGTTTGGTTCTCGTGCAAATGTTTTTTTAAAAATATTTTTTGCATTTTCAATAGAGTCAGCAACTAGTCTGATACTAGTTTGAATTCCATCTGCATCTGCATACGAAACTTCGTATATATCTTCGCTCATCTTCCCTCCCTTATAAATTAATTTGTTTCTTCTTCCGTTGGAACATCTTCAACTTTTTTTAATTCAGCAATTTCTAAATCTTTTGCTGAATTATTTAATTCTAATTGTAAAATGTCATTATTTAATTTTTGTATTTTACCAAGTAAAGTATTTATAATTTGTTTGTCGTCCACTTTTATTCTCCTATTTATAATTTGCTCTTGACATGTTATATAACAATCCCATATAGTATGTCAAGAGAAGATATGATAAAAAATTATAAATTTAAAACTAAGCCATATAACCACCAATTACAAGCCTTAGAAAAGTCTTGGGCCGAGAAAACCTACGCTTTATTTATGGAAATGGGTACTGGTAAATCAAAAGTGCTTGTGGATAACTTAGCTATGTTATATGACCAAGCCGCGATCCGCGGTGCTTTAATCGTGGCGCCTAAGGGTGTGTACAAAAACTGGCATGACATAGAATTGCCTGTGCATTTACCAGACCACATAAAACATACTAAAGTATTGTGGGAACCTAGTAACAGTAAGAAAAAACAATTAGAGCTAGACACTTTGTTTGATAAGAAAGGTGATCTTAAGATATTGATAATGAACGTAGAAGCATTTTCTACCAAGAAAGGACTGGACTTTGCACATAGTTTCCTTAACATGTTAGCAGGGAAAGCCCTATTAGGAATCGACGAATCTACGACAATCAAGAATCCGACAGCTAAAAGAACAAAAAATATTTTAACATTAGGGAATCTAGCATCGTACCGTAGAATACTAACCGGCTCTCCTGTAACTAAATCCCCATTAGATTTGTACACTCAGTGTATGTTTTTAGACAAAAAACATCTTGGTCTTGATTCATATTATTCTTATCGTGCGCGTTATGCACACATGGTCAGAAGAAATTTTGGCGGTCGTCAAGTGCAAATTGTAGATAGTTATAGACGACTTGATGAATTGGCTGGTAAGCTAGATAGTTTTTCTTATCGCGTGTTAAAAGAAGATTGTTTAGATTTACCACCTAAAGTATTTACCACTAGAACTGTAGAATTATCTGACGAACAAAAAGAACAATATGTTATGATGAAGAAAGCTGCGATTGCAGAACACAAAGGTAAGTTGATGAGCTCAGCTACTGCACTAACAACTTTATTACGCCTGCATCAAATTACTTGTGGCACATTTAAAGCTGACGATGGTACGGTGACACCAATAAAAAATAATAGAATTACTGCTTTGATGGATTGTGTAGAAGAAATTGAAGGCAAGGCAATTATATGGGCAACTTACCGCGAAGACATAAAAAATATAGTCGCTGCTCTAAAAAAAGCTTACGGAGAAGCCTCTACAGTCGAATATCACGGTGGTGTGGATGCTACCCTTCGCCAGGACAACATTGCTCAGTTTCAGCAAGTTAAGGGCCCTACACGCTTTTTCGTCGGAAACCCACAGACTGGAGGGTATGGAATTACGTTAACAGCGGCTAACACTGTAATTTATTATTCTAACAATTATGATTTAGAAAAAAGACTACAATCAGAAGACCGAGCACATCGTATCGGCCAGACTGGCAGTGTTACTTACGTGGATTTAGTTGCAGAAAAGACTATAGATGAACGTATAATCAAATCACTTAAAGATAAGGTAAACATTGCAAATGAAATTATGGGCGAAAATATTAAAGACTGGATCTAAAGAATTATCGGCGAATAACTTGTTCGGCCTTCTATTTTTTCTGCTTTCAACATTTGTTTTCTTGATTTTTCCATTGAGCACGAGCAGTGCACCCAACCTGAGTTTGGATCTACACCATCATAAAACTCTAATATCAATTGATCAAAGTCACAGTTAGCCGCGATCCACGCTGCAAGTTCCTTGTTGTCAACACCAGCTATTTCAAAGTCTGCTGCCTCACCCTTGGCATGTTGTGACTTAGCCGAAGAACCAATAGCCTCGCACAACTCTGGGCTTCTATAGCCTGAGGATATGATAACCGGTTTACCAAAATGCTCACGCACTGGTTGTAGGATATTCTTCGCTAGGTGAATAAGATTCTCTATCTCCGCGGTCCCCGGTTCATTATTAATTCCTTTACGGGTAGCGGTTTGTGATTTAACTAGCTCTGCTAGTGAAAAATTTTCTGATAGTTTCATTAATATCCTCCTCCAAAATTAGGTGTAATCATGTTGCCAAAAATTTGACTCGATTGTGTTTGTCCATCAGGCACACTGTTACCAGCTGCGTCAAACATTGGTGATGGTTGATTTATTTGTTGTGATCCTTGTTGTGGAAAATATTGTTCAAACAATTTTCCTATACCTGATAATAAATCGTCGTGTGAATGACCAGGCTGCGTGTTAGGTGCTGTTGGCATACTTGGCATCGGTGCAATCGGGTTATTCATAACTGGATTACTGCCTATGCCGAAGCTATCGGTAGTGTCAGGATTTATTGGCTGCATATTAGATGGACCAAATCCCATGTCAGGTCCAGGTGAACCTGGTGGTGCTGTTTCCGTTGGATCACCAAAAATACTTGGTAGTCCTGTTGCAGGATCCAATGGCCCTTCTACTGGTAATGGTCGTGATGATGTATCACCAAGAAAAGGCTGCATTGGGTTTCCGTCTGGTCCTAGAATTTGACCAGTAGAACTAAGGTTCATACCTTGAGGAGCTCCACCTGCGCTACCTGCACCTGGTTCATAAAAAGCAGTGCCACCTGGAAACATTTTATTGTACGCTTCACTTATTAAATTAAATCTTTCTAGAGTTTCGGGTGAATGTTTTAATCTAGTTGTTAAACTTCTCATCACGCCTTCTTGAGCATTTTGTAAATAGTCCATGAAACCTGATCCATATACACCTGCTCCACTTTGACTTGAGTAATTACCAAACAAAGGATCTTCAAACATGGCCTGACCCATATGATTAGTAGGTTTATAAAAATTTGAACCAAAATACTCGTTAACTAAAGAACCGTACTTACTGTCACCTTGATAGGTACGTGGTATAGTACCGCCTCCTGCTGCTGTACCGCCTCCTGCTGTATACAATGTTCCACCTCCTGGTCCTTGAGTAGACACACCTGCTCCTTCAAGATAGTCTTGAATTTTTTGTCCTCCACCTAAATCAAGTGTGTTTGTAATTCCAGAACCAGCCATAAATTTTGCGTGATCTTCCATAGTGTAAGCCATTATAACATTCCCATCAGTGTTTCTATAACCATTAATCCTACAGCCCCCACTGTAGATAAAACTACCCAATAGATTTTATCTATCTTACCGCCCAATTTTTCTACGTCTTCATGCACGTGTGAAATTTTGTCGTCCAGATGTTTAAGATGATTAGTTTTTATAATATCAATCTCACGTTCTACACCTTTAATGTGACCGTAAAGAGAAATTATATGTTCTCTATCATCTTCTGGTACTATGCCTTTTACTGTATCGTTCATATTAACTTCCAAAAATAGGATCATTTGATCCAAATACTTGTTGTCCTTTTGATAACGTATTATTAATACCCCCACCTGTTATGTTAGAACCTTGCAAAGTTAGTCCTAAATTAGGCAACCTTACATTTGTATCACCCATGCCTGCTGTTGGTAAAGAAGTATTTTGAGCACTAAATGGATTAGTGTTAAATGGGAATGGTTCAATCATCATGTTAGTTTTGTTGTATTGTCTAGCTAATCTATTGATTGTTTCCCGCGCTGCGTTGTACGGGTTCTGTTGTCCTAGAGCTCTAGCGTTTTCTGCAAAAGATTTAACAATGTTTTCTGATGGTATAAATGGTTTGAACTGACCACGCTTGATAGCATTTAATGCTTTGTTTGATACCCTGTCTTTAAACTCACGGTCCAAGGTTGACTGTCCTGAACCCAGTAATCGTGCAGCATAATAATCTTTATTCATTTCTTGTTGCACTTTGAATAGCTGTTCATTTGCTACCATGTAACGATCTATAATTTGTTCTGGTGTTACAGGCCCACCTCTTAATAAGGGTCTAGTAAACTCACGACGAGAGTTGTTAATACCTGTAGTGTAATCAGCAATCTTAAA